TTTTGAAACTTTCAAACTTGACACAAGTGCAAAAATCAATGTTGTAAACCGAATTATAAACCACGCGATTTGTTCGCATAAGGCAACACGTTTGCCATCATTCGTGAATTTTTTATCATATACAGACTTGGGCAAATATGCAAGTTCTGCAATTTCACTGGGACGATCTGGATCCGGGAATTTCAATACTTGAAATTCTTTTTTCAATCTTGTAGATAATACAAGAAACATTTGACTACAATCAATCGATGCGGCGGTACCTTTATAAAGTGACATTAATGACATAATATTTTTATCATTCATAAGTTCAGTAATTAAATCATTCAAAAGAATAAGAGTTTGATTTTGTTTTGTTCGTAACGAAAAAATGCCGTAGCGTTTCTTTTGTTCTTCGGTCGCGCCCGGTAATGTTGAGTATGTTGCACCCATTCCTATACTTTGGAAAGATTAATTCCACAGCGTTTGAAAAGCACAGGGCGCCAGTCTTTTTCACGTGTTAACCGATTCATATTGCGTGATAGTGTTGCAGAACTGATATCACACACACGAGCTACATCTGTATTGGATTTACTGATTTGTAAATGCGCACACGCCAACGAAAGAGCACACGCCGCAAGTGATTGTGGTGTTGCTTCGGGACAGACCCCAAATTCATCAATGGCTGTTCCAAGCCCACCAGCCAATTCCAGAATTGTGCCATGTAGACTGCGCGGCGTTTCCAGTTTATGAATTGCTGGTTCCATGTAATGGCGAAAATTAGTACTGGGTGTGTCATGTACTTTTTCATCAGGTGCAGCGGTGTGCAGATGCTCGTCCAGCAATCCGGAAAACTGTTTGACACCACGTGTGATCAGCTTGACATCGATTTGAAACATTTCTGCAATTTCACATGGCTTGCGGGGCGTACCGTGACGTTTCAGACTCTCGTACAAACACGCCGCAAGCAGCGCATCTTTTTGCTGTCCGCGACAAATACAAAGGGGTGAAACTTGCGCATACAATTGTTTGGTTTCTTCAACAATAGCCATGCTAATTCCTCCGTTACTTGCGCGGACCTGAAGCATTTCAAAGACTCCCCATAGTGTCCGCTCACGATACGGCATAACTGTCCATAAATGATATTGACGAATGCGACGCATGACTTTACTATCTCCTGGACGAACCATGATTCGTGTGCCAAGCGAGGATTCAGGAAGTAGAGGATTAAGAGGATTTCCTACACGTGTCGGATCCGGAGTACGATCTTCCGATCCAAACCAACGATATTCAGCCGATGTGTCGATCAAATATCCAAGATGTGTTCCACATGCAGTACAAACAAGTTCATCGTCGTTATTTTGAACATGAGCCCCTGACTCGCAGGCATCGCAGTAGTGTCCACTGCCCACTACCATTGATGATTCTCCATCATGTTCAAAAGCATCCGCCATATCACATATATCTTCAACGGATAACTTGGTAGCAGATATTGTTTCAGAGGATGACCCCCCGTGAACTCCTGGAAATAACATTGCCATTTTTATTACTCGTATGCGTCTTGCCTAAATACTTGAATGTTTAAACGGAGTCATTTTTTTATTGCCAAAAATTAACCGCATCCCATACTAGCAAAGGATGTTGGGTCCGGAATATAATTATGCAGATGAACTAAAAACTCCATCGGAATTGGGAATTGGACGTAACGGCTCGTTTGAAGGAATTATGCGAGCAGTGGCTGGTGTAAATTATTATGTAGATGCGATTGGATTTGGTCAATCGACGGGTTTAGCGAAAGCACAAGGTGCGCGTATGGCACAACAACCGCTCGGAGTCAGGTTTTTCACCAATACAGGTGCAAAATGCAGTAACGGAGCTGATATGTATGAATACATTGACACTGTACCAAAAGGACTTCGTGGACGTGTAGGAGAAGAAGTAAAAAAAACCATGGGTGTTGATTTCCGCGGATTAGCCCCCGGTATTGTTGAAGATTCAGCGTCTGCATTGGATCCACGTCCATTTTTTCAAGCCGTCATCGGAAGTGGATATGCACAATGTAAAAAGGTCTCACTCCCGATTGGTGATATGGAAGGGAAAGTACAATCCCCATATACAAAAGATAAAAACGGGCAACCTGTGCGCTGGAATGGCGAAGGAGCTGCTGGGAATTATAAATTGATTAATGGAAAACCTCATCAAACACGCTGGATATTTGACAAATATATCAGTCAAGAGGAATATGAAAAAGCCGCGAAAACTGAAAAACCAGGTACCGTTCCTGAAGGATTTGAAAATCCGTCATCGGATCGCGTCATTGCTGGAGCCCTCTTTGCAGCCCTGTTTTTGGGAACAGTAGCATGGGTGAAATCGCGTGATTAAAATGATTTTTAATTTCAAACAATATATGTAGAATATTGTTTGAAATAAAGAAACCACTGGTGTCTTTGGCATTGCCTTCTGTTTACATGCGCTTTGTAAGTGCATTAAATACAGCAAGTGCACCCAACCCTCCCAGACCTTGTGAAATAATGTATCCTGCCAGATCTGCATTTGTCAGAGCACCCTTTGCCCAGAACATTAAACTGATCGCCGGGTTGAAGTGCCCACCGCTGATTGCGCCGCCCAGAAGAATGACAGCCAACAAGGACAGTGCTATTAGCACGGGTTGACCGGTGGCTACAACCACCGACAAAAACAAAAATGTTCCCAGAAATTCTACTAAATATTTGAGCATTGTATATAATGTGGAAAGAAATTGTTTCCAACTAGTAGAAAATGGGTGTTCCGTTCACACCAGAATTTCTTGCTGTAAAGTTATTTGACATTGGATATGTAACATTTTTGTTTTTCCTATTTGGACTTGTATTTGCAAAAGGATTTGATTTACTATATGGTAAGTTTGACAAGACAAAATATAAAAAAGAATCGAAATGGATATTATTTTTGGAAATTGTAGTACACGTGTTTGCAATTGGTGTGGTAGCATACATTTTACGGAACGTTGTTGCGCTTATTCCATTCCCGCTAGAAGGCGTTGCCGGTTTCCGGCATTCACTCCTTAAAGAGCTTGAAGGCGGTCATATAATGACAGTTGTATTAATTCTTTTCCAAAAGAACTTGGAAGAAAAAGTTAAATATTTTGGAGAATCCGTGTTGGAAATAAAGTAGACGCCCACACATTACGCCTTTTTCGTCATGGCTTCAGCAAACGCAGTTTCACGTCCAAGCGCACGCAGTCGTGAATCAGGCAATAGACGCGATGAAATCGACATGGATTCAAGTTCTTGTAGGAAGAGTTTGTAAGCATACGGTACCCGAACGGTCGAGAATTCCGCTGAATTGTCACACGTCATACACTTGTAAATACCGGCTTTCGGATTGACAAGCCCAATCAAGCCACAAGCTTTACAGACATAGCACTGGAAATTGTCGGATTTCTCCATCATGATTTCTTTCAGGAATTCCGTTGCGCCATGCGCCACCATACAATCCCTTTCCATTTCACCAAATCGCAGCCCGCCATCACGCGCACGACCTTCTGCAGGCTGGCGAGTGAGCATGACAAGTGGACCGGAGGCTCGGCTATGCACTTTATCGTCCACCATGTGTTTGAGTCGCTGGTAAAAGATCGGTCCCATAAAGATACTTGTGGACATTTGCTTCCCCGTAGTACCGCAATACAGTACTTCATTTGAATGGGGTTCAAGTTTCAGGTCATCGCGCAGCACTTTACAGAGTCCGTCAACACTGACATCTGTAAATGGCGACCCATCACCAACTGCGCCGATTTCGGATCCCACGCGTCCCATGAGTGTTTCCATCAAGTGTGCAATGGTCATGCGGCTAGGAATACAATGAGGATTGATAATAATATCAGGAACAATACCGTTTGCAGTTTGCGGCATATCTTCGGGTTCAAGAATCATACCCACGGTTCCTTTTTGCCCGTGGCGACTGCAAAATTTATCCCCAATCGTCGGCGTACGTTCGCTGCGCACACGAATCTTTACAAACATGAACCCCTCGCCGTTACGACCGCGGTAAATCTTGTCCACAAAGCCCGTTTCGTTATTGCGAAGCATCTTGGACGAATCGCGGAATCGCTTGCCACCCGCGGCTTCCACAGCAGCAGCCGCTTGCGCAGCAGACATGCTCGCAAGTGAACTGTGAGAAACACCGGCTGCAATAGCGCCCTCCACCGCACGTAGACGCATGGGCACAACTTTACCAATCAGAATATCGTCATTGTCAACAAACACATTTTCGGGCACAATGCCATCAGCACCTAGTTTATTATAGTTTGCAAGTTTCATGTTTTTGGTTAGCGCAGTATCCGGTTTACAGAACCGTTCCTCTTCACCAGACGCCTGGTTCTTCTTTTCTTCGTCTTTGTACGTGCGGTAAAAGATGCTGCGGAAGAGACCACGATCCAACGCAGCACGGTTAATCATGACGGAATCTTCTTGATTGTAGCCACCGTATGTCATAACTGCAACAACAATATTGAACCCAGATGGCATGTCTTGCGCACGGTAATATTTAGACATGTACGGCGAAACAAGTGGTTTAGCCGTGTACATGAGAAGATTGCTCATTGTATCAAGACGTTCCGTGAAATTCAAGGCGTAAACACCCATGGCTTGCTTACCCATTGCAGCCTGATACGAGTTACGAGGAGACTGATTATGATCAGGGAAGGGAATGTTTGAAGCCATGGTACCAATGATTACACATGGATGAATTTCCATATGTGTGTGATCACCCGCCAATGTTCCTAGAGTATTAGCAATATACAATTGCTCTGACTCCCCTGAATCAACAAATTCAATAAGGCGATTGCCGCTAGGGCTGACCCATCGCACAAGATCGTTCCACGAATCACACGTTTCCCAAATTCGGTCGCAACCAGTGTTAATAATTTCACGGATAGTTTCTGCTACAAACAGTGGACGTACTAGACGACCACCTTCCGTATTGATCCAAACTTCATTACGACTGGGTTGAAAGATAACGGATGTGTATGGATGAATGCGACCTGCGAGTTTTGCGCGTTTTAGCGTATGTGCACCCTCAACTTCTACAGGCAGTGTACCGACCCATGCGCCATTAATGTATACACGTATACACGCGTGCTTTTCTGCAGACCCAGTATCAATAAGATGTTTCATTCCCAGTTCGTCATACAGAATTCGCAAAATTGGATTCGGGGACGACGGTAATGTAACGGTAGCAGACGAAGCCAAGTTCTTGACAACACCTACCGAATGACCTTCTGGTGTTTCTGCAGGACAAATGAACCCAAAGGACGTGCCGTGGAGTTTGCGAGGCGGAATAAGTTTCCCCGTTTTCTCAATGGGAGTGCTGAGACGGCGAAGATGCGAAATACCGCTTAGGAATGTAAGGCGGTTCATTACTTGTGAGATACCTGTCTTGGTACCCATTTTGCCAGCGGCGAAATTACCTGTAGCAAGTGACGATTTCATACCCACTTCCACAATTGTTGTTTTCAGGATTTTATAAACATTTGTAGTGTTGATAATATTTTCAAACTTACCACTGGCTTTCCATGCACCATTGTGAATTTCCTTCATAATTGTGGATTTCATATCTTTGATGACTTTTGTGCCAAAGTAGAAGCGGAATAGGTTACCAAGTAGATTACCAGGGAGTTCTACCTTTTTATTCGGGTATGCATCACGATCATCATATGAAATCTTGTTGTAATACACATCCAGGACTTTCTTGGTCATTCCAGCTAGGAAACAAGCTTTTTCATACATCATTTCGCTGCCGCCAATGTGAGGAAGCAATTCTTCTGCTAGAATTTCGGAAATCACGCGTTCCCTTGGTGCTTTGACAGAAGCAAGTGTAGATGCAGACAGTGCTTCACGAATCCCACCGCCGCTACCAATATGGCGCTGTAGCCATTCCAGTGCAGCGGCTTGTGTGCGTATCTCATGTGCTTCGGCAATACATTCTTGAAATATCATTTCGTAGTCATTTTTAATATCACCAACAATCAGTTCAATAATGTCGCGATCAGACAGTACACCCAGGGCGCGGAACATGATAAACAGTGGCAATTCAGCCTTAATGCGCGGCAGTGTGACACGAATATGTTCAGGACCAGTCGGCATCTTGGCATTGTAAATAATTTTTACAGCAACATTTTTGGGCACGCCTTCATTGTCTGGACCAATAGATTTGCATTCAATAATTTCGGCTTCCTTGTTTTTCACCTTGTTATTGCGGAACACAAACATGCGATTTTCTGCCATGCGTTCCTGAGACAAAATAATACGTTCACCGCCCTGAATAATGAAATATCCAAATGGATCTGCAGAACATTCACCGAGTTCCTTTGGCGTCTTTTCAGGGCTTTCATTCAGAAGACAATACTTGGAACCCACCATAACGGGAATCTTGCCTGCAATAACACGCTGTAGTGTGCGTGTACGTGTTTCTTTTGTACCCTTACCTGGATCCGTCAGAGTTGTTGTGACTTCCATATCCAGATAAATGGGTGCAGCGTACGTGAAATTGCGAAGCCGTGCGTCATTGGGGTACATGGGTGTAAGTGCGCCATTGTTTTCAAAGATGGTCGGTTTGCGGATTGACACATTTTTGAATTTTACAATAACTTCCACTTCGCGCGGTGGACCACCATGCGGAGCCTTGCCGCCTGGAACAGCTGCAGCGGGCGCAGTTCCACTGGGTGCAGTAGTTTCAACTGCATCGTCGACTGACACGCGAATGGCTGTACCCGCTGAACCAGCCGCAGCACGAGTTGTTCCCGTTAGTGTCAGATCAGGTGAGCCAACAATCCGAATTGGACAGGAGCGCATAATTGTATCCACCACATCAAAATCCATAAAATGGTTAAAGGATGCAATTTGGTGGTAAATGATCTGGCGCTTATTTTCCTGTGCGAAATACAAGTCTAGAATCTTCTTCCATGCGTTTTCCATTTGAAAATAAGTCAGTTTAAAGAGTAGGAAGCTTACACGCGAAATACACGATTCTGACCTTGTCAAATTTTTGTCAGATGCTTTAGACCGATGTCGCGCTTCGTTTAATGGGTTCATGGAAAAATTAAGGTGTTGTTTAATTCCATAAATCTTAATTTTTGGAATTAGAAATTTTCATAATTTTAATATGTCAGTCCTGCGTGGTACATGATTGCACGACCCAATAAATTGGTGCCACGAATTTCATCACTACCTGCACTGACAGATCCACCCAGATCACTATCTTTTCCAGAAATGGAATAAAAGTACACGCGAGCTTTTTTAGTGCGAATACTATCAACAATTTGTTTGTATACAGGATCGCGATCGTACCGTTGTTTCAACAAGTCGATAAGTACCTGTTCTTTACGTTCGTTCCAGATTTCTTTATTGATTTCAATTCCTGTACGCCGCAGTTTTGCAACTGAATCAATTAATGCGCTATATTTCTTCCCTTCCTCCACATACGAATCCATTGTTTCAGGATTAAATGCAGCTTCACCACGTTCACTTACAGCTGTTTGATGTGTAGTACTGGCAACGGAAAACATGGGTCCGCGAAGTCCTGGTTTATTACTGGCTTTACCAATCATTGAACCGTACCATGCAGCTTCCAAGGAAGGGTATTCAATTGAAGGATCTTCCAGATCATGATATGTGAATGGTGCATACGGGCTCAAGTATCGACGCCAATGTTTTAGTTTGATTCCAAAATCATCTTTGGCTGCACTTTTATGATAGAATTGATAAGTTGGTCCAGATGCCATTTCGAGTTTAGGTTTAGCAGCTTCTGCAGCGGCTTCAACTGCAGCTTCGGCGGCTGCGTCTGCGTCTGCTTCTTCTCCTTCGTCTACGCGTTCAAGAGCGGGCATGGAATTGGAATTGTTTGATCCAGGAGATACAGCAGGCGCAAGGGGTTCAGGAAGCGCTGTACGTTGTCCAGTGTATCGCAGACGTTCAGAACCTGGAATTGGAGACAGATCAAATTCATATGCAATTTCAACACCACCGTCTTGGAATTCAATAGTATATGTGTATGCTTGTTCGCCCGCATGTTCACGAGACAATACAATAACCGGTCCAGATATTGTTGAAATTACACCTACAACGCCGTTCATGTCCAATACTTCTGTCAATGGTTCATACAGAGCAGGTGATTCAATCATTTCTTCAATTGCTGCTCCAGGTTCAGCTGCACCAGCCCCAGCACCAGCACCAGCACCAGCACCAGCCCCAGCACCAGCACCAGCACCAGCACCTCTAGCCGAAGACGGCAGAGGCAGAGGCAAGGGCTGCGGCGCTGGTGGAGGAAGTGATGAAAGTTCAGGTAATGTATTTTTCAATTCACGCCGACGGAAGATAAACCAACGATTCAAGAAACTGAATTGTTTTTGTGAATCCGACATGGCAAAGCGGTCACCACTTTCTTCCGCCATACGATGCGAGGCGCGGAATGTATTCGATGAATGTGATAGTCCAAGATCTGCAAGTTCTTCATCATTGAGTAATTCCAAACCAATTTCAGCCATTTTGCTCTTCATATATGTCCACGATACCAAATATTCTGAGAGTTTTTGACCAATACTAATAAACTCCACATCGATTTTCTTGCCTAGACTTTCGACTGTTCCAGGTAAATCATCACCTTCGTATTGTTTGGTAATGCTCCAAATGACGCTTGTTCCATCCACGCCATTCAGAGTTTCGCCCGTCAAAATGCGCCGTTCTTTCAGCAGACGGGCAACCGAGTCACCATCAAAGCAGCAGCCAATAAAGAATCCACCGACTTTGAGTGATTCATGAATATTATAAAGCAGTCCGTTCAGTGTAACTTCATCACTAAAGAAGTAATGGAGCGCAAACATGATTGCGCATACATCAAATCTAGGGAATTGTGCTTTGCCTAGATTTCGAAATTGTTTGGCGAGTGGGGGAGCCGTTGGAATATCTTCGCCGTACAACGTGCGCAGAATTTGACGATCAATCTCTTCCAAACCAGCCGAACCATTACTGTACCGTTTGGACGAGTCGGCACATGCAAAGATCATGGGTGGGATTGTTACATCTGTGCCCTGTGCTTTAATAACTCGATTCATGTAACGCGCATATGCGCCATTTGCTTTATCGGTGATTCCAAACCCAGCTATATCACAACCCAGCACAAATCCAACTTGTGCAGCCACCCATTTATGGAGATCACCTGCTTGACCGACCGACATATCCACTAGAGCGTTTCCAGGACGCAGTACACGACGGAGAAGCAGATTTTCTTTGATATAATGATTATGGAACGCCGTCATTCCACTAATTCGACGCAGATCAAATTCGGGTGCGCGGTGTGTGTAGTAAACACTCTTTGCCGGCGCGGACAGGCGCTCTTCAGTAACAATTTCATGTTCAGACGGTGTCATTGATCCATGAGTAATCATATATACGGTTACAGGTTCATGAATACTAGACCAGACATTGTTTGCAGTATTGATATTATTCAGGGTGCCGCCAATTTCCCCGCGACTGAATTGTTCCGTCTTATCCCAACGCACGCGCATAGGTTTCCAGCGCCATCCAACAGGTTGCGCGGGATCGTACGACATTTCAACAATCGCGCCATCGGAAATATGATCACCAGATTCACAATAGACCATATCTGCAGTGTCTGAAATAGAGGGAATAACACGCGCAGCCGGTGCAGCTGCAGCTGCATCAGTAGCACCAGGGTTGATTCCAATATAGCATATAGATGCCATTGGATCAGACAATTCAGGCATAAATCGCACGGGTTTGTAAGCAAAGCGTTTGTCTTCACCGTGACGGGGTAGTTCCATCTTGTAAAGAATTGTTTCACGGGGTTGATCCAGCACATTGGCGCCAACATGCAGGTACATTGTTTTAGTGCGGGTCTCCATGGTTGTTTCAGGATGAATACGGGGTGTGATTCGATCATGGGGTGAAAGATTACCTTCCAGTGTACGTTCCTTTTCAAAGGTTACAAGGAAATCAATACTGTTCATATCAGCCGGTTTCCATTTGAGCTGGGATTCCCAGCGTCCGAATTTCTTTAGCGGCTCGGCGTTGGGTGTAAAGATCAAACCATCGGTATGATATTCAGCACGGGTTTTCACTTCCCGTAACGCATCACCTGCTTTCTTGAAAATTCCCATAGGATCAGCTTCAGGTAAATTGTCAGGCATATAAAAGATCTTTTGACGGACATCAAAGGATTGGCTGTATGGAATACCCTTGTAAATACGATCTGCGCCTCCCAACACTTTACATGCTTCGCTCATAGCAGCAAGACGACTGACAACCGGTTCATCGGGCAGAGCTGTACGAACATAAAATGGACGCATTGTCACATCTTCACCACGTTTGGTGTTGAATATATCGAATGCATAGTAACGGGAAACATGGTTATTATCAAGATCTTGTGTCACCCATTCACCGTCCAGTACTGCACCACCCCAAACAGCCGCAAGTTCAGGAGCTAGACGACGATCCGTACCAATTACATTCAGATTACGATCCACCATAAATAATTTACCACTGGTAGGATCAACGACCAAAATACACCGTACACCGTCCGCTTTATCTGTACAGTTGTAATCTGTGTATCGAATGTTTGGAATACCATCTTCACGCACAATATCCATATTTTTACGTTCAAATGTGGAGGGGAGCGCACCAGGAAAACTGCCAGGGCGGGTGCGTGTAAGTTTAGACAGTAATTCTAAAATACGGTTACGGGTTATGTTGCGTGTAATGACATACGAGTTTTGAATACCGCGAAGTACATAACTAATGCCAGTCAAGAATTCAGGGAGTTTCAGGTTTTTACCGGGAATAGCTTCAACTTCCATTTCAAAGCGAAGTGGTTGTGCACCCAAATTGGCTTGTTGAAATGTCTGTTTGCGATCAAATCCACCGTCGCGTCCACCAACTCCGCGAACATATGCGCTTTGGCGAACAAAGGATGCATCAAAGCGCATACCAGGGAATTTTGTAGAATAAAATGAATACCGTTGAATGTAACGGAATGATTTCAGTTGCGTGGACCATGTTTTCAAAAGTGACAACACGCGAGCATTTTTAGCAGAAAGTGTTTGCTCACGCCGCAGTTTAATACGCATATTGTAATCTGCAATATCAACTTCGGATTGTTTGCCTTCGGGAAGAGCTCGTGTTTTCATAATCACATTGAACGGCTTACCTTTCAAATCATTGTCGTTACAGTAGGCTTCAACGTTTGCATCACCTGTAATTGTAAAACGCATTCCGCCAGCTACAAGTATGTTAAGACGGGGAGGTTGCTGTTCTTCACGCAATCCCAGTGACCGGAGAGTTTTGATAACATCTAGGAAACGTGTATAGTTCAGGTTTTGAAATGTCGCTTCCAATTCCGTTTCATTGGATGCAGTGCCTAAACCACTTTCTTCCCACGTTTTCCAAAGAGTCTCAATGGCTTTGGCTGTATCTTGTTTCAATTCAAGAGCCATCTTATCTATTTTAGCAATGAGTTTTTGAAAACCACCAAACTAAAAATTGTCAGATGTCATTTTTTCCAAACCTACCCATTAATTATGCATACTTCATTACGACACCAAGCAAACGTTTAATTGAATTCATCTGCATGGATGTTGGGCACAGTTTACCATTTTCAATATCGCGAATTGTATTGAGTGGAAGTGCACAAGCTGTATTGAGTTGAACTTGTGACATGCCTTTTGCTGTACGGGCGCGAATCATCTCAGTGCGGCTGTCCGAGCTGAGATGTTTTGTGGGTATAGGAATATCTTCATTTTCAATTCGACGAAGACGAACTGCTTCATCCGAGACTGTGTGACGGCTGGCTGCGCCACCAGCTGATTTCTTTGCTGCAGTACTGCGCACAACAACGGTTGTCCAATCTTGACCGTCCATTTTCTTTCAAGTTTATTACTTATAAAAATGTGGGAAATCACAGGTCAATTTTTAAGACGAACACATCAGACATCCTTCCTCTTCTTTCACTTCTGGGACAGCAGAAACAGGAGGAACAGCAGAAACAGCACTAATGACACGCACAGGTTCCACCGTAAATTTCTGAGCCGATGCGACTGCACGAGTCCGCAGATAATAAATACCTGTTTTCAGACCTTTCCGCCATGTGTAAAAGTGCATGGATGTCAGCTTGCGGTAATCGGGGTCGCCCATAAACAGATTGAGGGATTGACTCTGGCAGACATAGGGACCACGATCAGCCGCCATATCAATCAGTGTCTTTTGTTTGATTTCCCAGACCGTTTTGTAAATGGCTTGTAGATCCGCGGGAATCATGGAAAGCCCTGCGACAGAGCCCGTGTTTCCAATAATGGCATCTTTCACTTCAGGCGACCAGATTCCGCGTTCAATAAGGGCTGCGACCAAGTGTTTGTTGATGATAATGAATTCACCAGCCAGGGTTCGACGGGTAAAGATGTGCGTCGCGTATGGCTCAATGCATTCACAGTTACCAAGGATCTGGCTAGTGGACGCAGTTGGCATCGGTGATACAAGGAGGGAATTTCGCAGACCAATGCGGCTAATATGGTGAAAGAGAGTGTCCCAATCAAGTCCTTCATCTTGTAGAGGGTCAATATTCCAAAGATGTGGCTGGAACTTACCTTTCCATGCTGGACTTCCAAAATAGGTTTCATAGGGTCCTTCGGTTGCAGCAAGCGAGCAACTGGATTCAAGAGCAGCGTAGTACATGTGTGCAAAGATACGACGATTCAGTAGAGCGGCTTCATCGCTTTCCCATGGCATCTTGAGCATAGCAAACACATCAGACAGACCTTGTACACCGAGACCGATTGGGCGATGGCGCATGTTGGAACGCCGGGCTTCTGGTGTCGGGTAATAGTTGATGTCAATAACACGATTCAGATTGCGAACGGCTACACGCACAGTATTACGGAAGTGTTTGAAATCAAAGGCGCCGTCACGGACAAATGCAGGAAGGCTCATACTGCCCAGATTACAGACTGCAGTTTCCTCGGGCGATGAATATTCAATAATTTCCGAACAAAGGTTACTTGATTTAATCACACCCAGATTCTGCTGGTTGCTTTTTTTATTGGCTGCATCTTTAAAGCACAGATACGGTGTGCCCGTTTCAATTTGAGAATCCAGAATCTCGAACCAAAGTTTCTGGGCTTTAATGGTGCGCCGTCCGCGTCCTTCAGCTTCGTATTTCTCATACAAAGCCTTGAATTCATCACCAACCACGTCAGCTAGACCAGGCGCTTCGTTGGGACAAAACAGTGTCCAATCGCCATTTGCATCCACGCGTTCCATAAATAGATCAGGAACCCAGAGTGCATAGAACAGATCGCGTGCACGTTCCTCCTCGGAACCCGTGTTTTTCTTGAGTTCAAGGAATTCGGAAATATCGGCGTGCCAGGGTTCCAAATAGATGGCGAAGGAACCGTTGCGCTTACCACCTCCTTGGTCAACATACCGTGCAGTATTATTAAACACGCGCAACATCGGTACAAGTCCATTACTAATCCCGCCCGTGCCTCGAATCAGTGAACCTTTTGCGCGAACATTAGAGCAGTGGATCCCAATACCGCCGCCATACTGACTGATCATTGCGCAATCTTCGAGTGTCTTATAAATTCCTTTTATTGAGTCATCATGCATGCTAAGAAGAAAACAAGATGACAATTGTGGACGTTTTGTACCGGCGTTGAAGAGTGTGGGAGTCGCATGGGTGTACAGTTTCTGGCTCATCATATCATACGTTTCAAACGCCTTGCCAAGATCGTGTGTCCACAGACCAACTGCAACACGCATCCACAGATGTTGTGGGCGTTCTACAATGTGGCGATCGGTATCGCGCAGCAGGTATGCTTTTTCCAGTGTCTTGAATCCGAAATAATCCAAATTGAAATCGCGGTCGTAGACAATGTGCGATTCAATCAAATCGGCGTTTTCACGCACAACACGCACAAATTCCGGATCAAGCATGCTAGCCAGATTGCCAGCACGATCACGTACTGTATCAAGGCGATCAACAACATCCACAAAGCGAGAAGGTGTGTTTTTCTGGTGATTACTGAGGGCAATTCGACCTGCTAGAACTGCATAATCTGGGTGTGTGGTTGACCAAGAATATGCCAAATTGGATGCAATATTGTCAAGTTCCGTCGTGGTAATTCCATCAACAAGACGAGTCAGAACACCCTGAGCCACTTTAACAGCGTTCACACACAGACCCTCCGATTGTTTATTAATCCGTTGCTGTACTTTTTCAAATGCCACATCTTCACGATGACCATCTCGCTTCACGACCTGCATGTTGTTTTCCATCTGATTCATTCTGATGTTTCTTTGTGTGCCAAGTTTCCGCACAAAAATCAGGCTGTCAAATTTTTACCTCGGCTAATATCAAAGATAATAGGCATGCTAGTACAACTTGCTGTTGGATTTACGATATTTGCAATCATATTGTTTTTATACACAATGTTTGGACAGTATATTCGTAGTACATGGATGGAAGGATTTCACAATGGGGACGCTGTATCACAATCAGCCTTTATACCGACTGTTACACCCGGAGCAGCTGATGTAGCATCAAGTTTGAGTCCAGGGGCTGCGTTCAATACATCAACGGAAACGATTATAGAGGGCGCGAAATTAAAACCCATGTCGCAGCAACAAGCCCGTGCGAATTTAGGTGAAATGACATCTGAAAAATGCTACCGTTCCGATATTAGCGAAGCCTTGATAAAGACTCGTAATCATTTACAACGTACAAACAACTACCAACGCAGTCATCCTGACTCTTGTTCAGCCCCCAATCATGAATTTGTTGGAACGTTTTACACACCATTTGATGGTGTTGGGCGTACACCCGATTCAGGAGCCGATTACCCACCATCAACGCAATATTGTATGTTATAAATAGAAACATAAAATGGCATTATTTTCACCACCTCCAAAAGGCAAAAAAGTAGCACCCCTACCACCAGTACGTGAAGAAACTCCAATGTATTATGAATCCCCAACTTCATCAGGAGGTTTACCATATGCAAATCGGAATATGTATCGCCATGCTTTTCCAGTAAATGATCCTAAAAATGCAGCAGCTGCAGCCCGGCGCGCGGCTGCACGTGCTTCCATGGCAAATCCAGATATTCCTGTACATAGACCCGGTGCTGCACTTGGAGGCGCAGGCGCAGCAGGAGCCGGCGCAGGCGCAGCAGGAGCCGGCGCAGCAGGAGGAAGAAATAATAATACTCCTGCTCCACGACCAAAACTTATAATTCGAAATAATTCGGGTACTAGAAATGTTGTTCGTCGTCTTGACGTAAACCGTGGAGCAGCTGCATCGAATGGATTCGTAAATGTAAATTTAAAAGGCGGTAGCCGACGCAGGCGCAGTGTTATGCGCCGGCGTCATATTACTCGCCGCCGTTAAAATAGAAGAATACTGCAAAGGGAAGGGAGTATGGCATCAGAAAAGTTAGATAAACGTTGGATAGACCTGTTGGAACGGGTGTATCCAAACCCCAAAACGCGAGCCAATTACAATAGCAGGCTCATCAGTCTTCAACGCGCTCTTAATATATCATTGTTGGAAATATTAAAAAACCCCGAAATACATTATCAGCAAATACAGAAAAAATATACAAGTTTAACAACACGTAAAAATATACTTACAGTCATTCTTGTATTGTTTCGTGAAGATAAGGAATTACACGAAAATAAATCTGCATACGAACGTTGGAAGAAATTACACGACGATCTTGGGCGACTGCAACAGGCAAAGGTTCGTCGGTCTGAACCAGAAGATAAACAAGTCGAAAAATATACAAGTTTCGAAGAAATAGAATCTAAATACGAAGAGCTAAAACGTCGCGGATTTCATGACACCCTGCGACACAGTATGCAATTTACGCTGTTAAGTGTAATTACACACATTCGTCCAAAACGTGCAGATTTAGGCGCCGTGGAAATATATCGCGACGACGATCCACGAAAAACAGATCAGAATTATATTGTACTCCGAAAACCCAAAGATGGCGGAAGTTATTTAGTTATGAATATGTACAAAACAAGTAAATATTATCAAACAGTGGAAGAGGACATACCTGAAGGACTTGTAAGAGATATAGAACAATCGTTGACACGTCATCCACGCAAATATTTGTTTACGAAAGAAAAAGGCGACCCCATGTCCAATAATACGTATAGTGTCTTTGTACGTCAAACATTTGAAGAAATATTTGGTCGATCCACTGGCGTGAGTTTATTGCGCCATATTTATATTACCGAGAAACTGGATTTTGATGATATGACAATCGAGGAACGAAATGCAGAAGCCAAATTGATGTTGCATACCTCAGGGGTGCAGCAGCAATATAAATGGCCTAAAAAAGTAATTTGTCCAAAATTATGCGCTGCGTATATAAAACAGACACATAAAACACGTAAAATTAAACGGAGTCGCAGCTTGAAAGTGCATCCAACAGTATAGATGTGCTTGCGACTAATCCTTTATCTCCAAAATGGACCAATAATGCTCGATACGCTGTTTCTAGGACTTTATAGCGCCGCATCCAAACCGCGTCGTCTTCTTTGAAAAGTTTTGTCTCAGATCCAGCACGAACTGCAGATTCAGCCAATGCGCGAATAATTTTTATAGAATGAACACTTTCCGCTTCGTCCATTGTTCCATTTTCGTATTCATCTGAAATAATGCGACTACGCATGGGCGATCCAGTTCTAGGTTCAAAATCATCTGCTATTGCTTCTAAATCAACAATTGATCCACCACTACCATTATCAGGAATAATCGTATTCTTTTGCATTCTATGTGATAGAATATCATCTGCATGTTTTTTAAATGTTGCCCAAACAACGTCATAAATACGTTGTGTATATGATTCTGTATATTCTTCACGTACTTTATCCAATTTTAGCAATTTTACAAGAGCCGTCTTCGGGCGTCCAAAAGATCCTTTTGTGACCCACCGGGCTGGAAATCCTTTCATCCATTCGACCGGTTCATGAACAATAAAATCCAAGTAATCTTTCAGGTCTGCATCATCTTTAAAATTATACAGTTTGTAAATTTCTGAAAAGTCTCGCCCATGTGATTCTAAAAGTTGGGTGGCTTCTGAAAGTTTCATTTACTTATTCAATTGAATTTTGAAACAGTCTAACCGCGCAGCCATCACACGTCTGCAAGTAACGCCAATTTGTAATATGTTCCATTCAGTTTAACACGTAGATACGTACCAGTTGCTACACCTGCAGTTCCTGAAACAAGTGCACCTTCAATAACTAGATTTGTAGTACTAATAAACAGGTTTCCTGCAGCTGAGGAATCTATCAAAATATCACCAATACTATTTGCGACAGATAACGTTGATGTAGTTTGCGCATACCCAATGGCGGATGTTGACACATTGGAACTATTGTAAAATTGTATACCAGCATTATCTGATTGTAAGATTGCAGAACCATTCACATGAAGAGCAGCAGCTGGTGTTTGTGTGAAAATACCAAACCCATTTGAATTTAATCGTGAGATTTCGACATTATTAACTGTAAATGCTGAGTATAAATTTCCATTAATTGTATTATTTCCAATAAATACAGGTGTGTCGTTTATATACAAATTTGCATTTGATAAATACAAATCATTTGTGATAGTAATTGAACCTGAATTATATGTTCCAATGCTATTAAATGTTGCAGCGTTTGTAGTTGTATCGATATATTCGGTATACGACACTGCATCCGTTGTTGTTCCAGTTGCTGATTGTATTACACTTTGAAGCTCTGGAACGTTAATAATAAATGGATTGGGATTAGTTGTAATAAATGACATCGCAGCGACAGCTCTTTGAATCCAAGCATGAATTTTTAGATTAATCTAAAACGTAAAATGGATTAGAGAATAGCAGAGAGGCAATGGAGACATACTATCGCCCCTATATTTCAGACGAATCATCGTCGGAATCTGATTCAGATGAAAGCGGATATACTTCGGAAGAATCATTGTTGAACGTCCCGGGTCGGAATCCACCAGTTTCAGCGGGTGGTCCAGGGAATCCCAATCTTGTTGAAAAACAAGAAGCTGCACAAAAAGCCACTAAATTCGAGACGGAAGAATCCAAAAATACAACATTATTTATGATTAATTCACGAGATCGTGATACTCGCGTATATTCACAACCCACTTTTTTTACATTACGTCTACCACGATTGTTCCGTAATATCAAACAAATTACAATTACCGAAATTTCACTTTTGAATTCATTCTTTAACTTTTCAGATACAAAAGGAAATACAATGATGTATGTATATGAAAATGGACGCACCCGTCTTGATCAGACAGGATCAACTATTAAAAACGTGGTAAAAATTTCAATTCGTGATGGTACATACAATACAAATGAATTAGTTGATGAATTGAATAATGCGCTAAACAGTACACCCCTTTTTGCAGACATATCGGTTAATGACTTTATTAATCGATTTCAATCCACAGGGGATTATACAATTTTATTCAATACGCCTGGTCCGACAGTGTACAACACTCTGACACAGAAATATGATAGAAATCAGACAATTAATAATATTGTAGCACGATATTTTCAGGTTGTCCAAACGGTCGGTACAGTGAGTTATACATACAATGAATGTTTGGTTGCATATTATTATCCAGTAATCAAAGAATCAATTATTGCTTCGAATGGATTACCTGAATTTGCAGTGCCGTCGTCGACTGAGCCCAGTTTCAATTGGTATGATTACATTGTATTTTCGTTTCAAGGTATCGATGATCCGCTGATTACTGAAATTGTAAATTTACCAGGAAACCAAGCGTATTTTGATACATTTCGTGCTGAACGCACATTCAATAACTTTCTTGTGAATAAATACGTGTGTACATACAATCCCTTACAAGGACGTCTCATTATTAATGCACCAAGTTTAAACGACAGTATTGTTAATGATTTGAATTCAAATTACAATCTGTTTTTGACAGAGCAGGTCTTATCAACGGGAGTTGCAACAAATTTAGCAACCTTTAGCAATCAATACAATTCAGTAGTGAATTCAAATGCTTCATTAATTGAATTTTATAATTTCATCCAAACACGATTCGCAAGCAATTTTGGTGTAAATTTTGGACAATACACCGATAAATTTTACAGTGATTCAAATAATGAAATTATGTTGAATAATACAAACAATCGGTATGGTTGGCAGTTGTCATTGACACAAGCTATTTCGCAAAGTTCAATTTCATCCAATATATCAGCACAACAGGTTCCACATTTGTGGTCAAATATATTAATTAGTACTGGACGAATTACCGAAAACGGATTTGCATCAACATTTGTATCAACAATCACTCCAGAAACATTTAGCACGTTTGCATCTACAATTGTTTCAACAACAGGTCTGTTTATATCAACATTCATATCAACACTAAGTACTGCAACATTAAGTACACTACGCCAATTTTATGTAGACGGTTTTGTATCAACGATTCAAGTACCAGAATTTACAGGCGGTGAGCTTACATTTTCGAACGCAGGTGAAACGCATTTTGGATATTTTGATGTACCGTTTGATGTCATACCCACCACATACAAGCGCATCCAATTTGGATCACGGTGCCGTCAGAATATTAGTATCATGACAATCCCGCGGTACGAAAGTAATCGTAGTCCCGCCACGGAAATCCAGTATAATCTAAGTATGGAAAGCACACCCCTGCTGTATTATTCAACAGATACCGGAATCAATACAAAATATTATATATTAACGGATGTTTCTGGTAGTCCGCTATTCAATATGTATACAATATACCAAAACATGTTTGAATCCGAAAATTTCATGAGAAATGGAAATACATGGCTGCAATATATGTCGACACAAATTATTGCTGGTACACGACTGCAACCAAATAGTGCAAATTATCAAACAAGTCCACCTGCAACAGATATTTCGTTAACAAGTTTCAGACCATTTATATTTTTCCAAATTAATGCAGACAAATATTTAATTGATCCAAATCAGCGATTTTATATTTCCATTTATGTGGAGAAAAATGTAAATCCCAGCGATCCCAATTATGCTTCAAATCAGTATTTTGAAGTTCCTATTGTGATTACTTGGTATAAAGATCGCGCTGGATTTATGGCGGATGCAGCCGATGATATTAATAATACATTTGCCCAGGAAAATCCCCGCCACTTTTTCAAGCGCCAAGTCTATGGAACATTTGACAGTAATGTAGGGCATACAGATATTAGTGGAGCACGCATGGATGTTCAAGTGAATGGTGATCAAATTACATATATACACGTCCAATTTGAAAATACCAGTAATTTACCGGCTTCTATTCCGTTACGTGTTTATGCAATTCTTACCAATGATTATGGCACATCAACTGTTACAGCGACACAATTGGATCGACTGGACATGCCATACGATGTTTCGTCTATACGATATTATGTAAATACAATGTCCACATCAGTGGTAGATCCTAATATTACGGATCCGTACAATCCTGCATCAGATCAATTCAAAGATCCTACTCAATCTATTTATAATTCGTCCATTCTTCAATTATGTTACGATACTTCGAATGTAAGTAACAATTTACTTGATTATGTGATTCAAGCAGGAAATAACAATTACTACGATCCAAATAATATGGAAGACAACTTTAACAATACATCAACTGGAGCACGTTATTTGTTGAATGTGAATACTAACGGCACAGCAGGTCCATCACCAACTATTACACCACCACAAACATGGTCTCTTTTTTTCTCCTCTGGTCAAAGTAACATTATTCGTGATACATATAATACAAGTAATAACATTTATTTGAGCAGTGGACAGACACCCATTCAACGTTCATCGGACAATGAGTTTATAATTACAAGTTGGTTCAATCCATACAATCCAAATATTGTGGAAGAATTTTTGCGTCCAGATCCGCCATCAGCCATTCCATCCACGATGCAGTTTGATGGAGCCTCTGTGTTTCTAACATGTAGTAATAGTCCACCCGCGACTGGAGATGCAGTTGGTTCGTCATATTTGGATTCAAATGGATTTTGTGGAATTGGATTCTTTTTGCCGCCCAGTCAAATTGTACGCATGGAATCATTCCAAGTTAAATTCACATATATTCAGCCGTCTTCCGATAATTCCAATATATCATTTACGCGCTTTAATTCACCCCTGATTTACTCCTCAATAAATACAAATAATAACTATAAAAATCAGACTACATTTGTGAAAACGGATCGTAGTGATACTGGTGATTGGGACGATTGGTATATGTATAATCGGCGAAATTTGAAATTGGGAATTTTCAAAACATGCGATGTTTATCAAATGTCAACAAGTGCGCTTTCATTATCGTCGGCTCTGTGTACAATGAGCCTAGAAAAGGTGACCCAAGTCGCCAATTATAAATACCAAACTGGAACACAACGTACCCGCGAACCTGAATGGGGTACATATTATACATACGCATTTGACAATAGGTCAACAATCATGTGGGATGTAATTGATACACAATGGAACGGTGTTACAACTTCTAGTTATTGGCGCTCTACGATTGTACAAGCAGATACACGAGCTAACCAATTCAGTTATGTAGGAAATTTAGAGACTGGATCAACATCAACAGCAACAATTGTAACCGATTATTTTGAAACAATGAATACGATTGAAAATTATTCTTACTTGCCGCGTTATTTTGGCATTGCGCCTTCTGTGCAGTACGGTATTACCACATCCAATACAGCTGATATTAACAATAGTTATGTAGCAGTGCCCTTTTATTACGATCAATCTACTACAACATGGAAAGTGGGATCCATGTATGGTGTGTCGTTTACTCGAACACCAGCAAATCCATCATATCCATTATTGGGCGCTGCGCCGTATTACGGACCCCCTGGCATTTATGGGTTTTATACAAGTACAGCCACTGTACAGCTATACAGTAACACATATAGTTCATCAACTGCATATCAACCCTATTTCTGGAACACAAAGATCACATTCAATCAATTGGATCAGAAATACGATCCTGCAACAGATTTATCACTATTCGGTGGATTAAGTACAATTCAAAATGAGTATCAGGACACAATGTTATTTTTGTATTCAAATGGAAATGTTCCTAAAAAAGATATACGTGATTTAAGTACAATTTTACCTGATTCAAATGTAGTCTGGAAATGGGGAATGGAATGCAATGCCAATTATGTTGCATCAGATGACCAAAGTGGATACAATTTCTTGTCTTATATTTACAATAAACCTATACGATCAGGGTCAGAGTATGCAGTTCATGTTCGCGGATACGATCCAATTCCAAAATTTACAACGGGGCTGCGATTTATTGGAAAGAATTACACGGATTTTGGACAAGTGTCATTAGGGGAAATCGCACAAGAAATAAGTCGACTTAACGTGTATAAACCAATTACAGAAATTTCCAGTTCAGCGTATTTGTATCCATCGTCCTCGGCTGCATTTTATTCCAGTATAGGAGCATATCAATCAACATTAAGTACGAATGATGCCTATCGTTATAATCCTTCACTTAGTAACTATTTCAGTCATGAATATGCAGATGCATTAATTAATTTCAATACAACGTTCTCAACGGCTGTTACATTTGGTAAAAAAGTGGGATTCAACGGATTTAATAGTACATTTACAGGATATGGACATGCTATTCAAACGTATATTAATTTGTATAGTACAGTTCGAGATTTCTTATCCCTGTATACAAACATATTGGGAGTGGCAAACAGTAATTTGAATAACTACGTTGAGCAACGATATGGTAATATTTTACCGAGTTCCATTATTAATCGGAACCGAATTACAGATCCGTTGCCCTTCCAGTTCCTGTTTAGTACAATGCTGACAGAGCCGTATAAGTCCATGTACGATGAATGGGGGCTGGGATACAATTTGGGGTTCAATAAAGTCGACACAGCCCCGCCGCGTACAACTGTCACATCTGATACATTTATTCGCATTGTACAAGATTATATTTATTTGCGCCTGAATCCAGAGTTCAATTTGAACGTCATGTCTGTTTCAGGCAAGGAAGACCGCGCAATGTGCCAAGATAGCGCTGGTCAAGACGACAAATATTTTGCAAAAATTTTGCTCAACAATTTTGGCGGAATTTGTCGTTCTGCAGTTGTGCTCCCTAAAGAATTTAATCCAGTGCTGGGCAAATATGAAACAATCAGCTGTCAGCTGGTGGATAAAAATGGACAACAAATCAACAATGTGGACTGTGAGTACAATTTTGTATTGAATATAACTGAAATTACAAACAAGACAAAAGATGGAAGTAGTTTGCAAGGTACAACCGCCGATTTGAATACAATTACGCTGCGATAAATATTTTCCAAATCTTCAAGAGAGTGACACACATGGCTGATCTTGAATCTGCATATACACAAGGACCCAAGACATGGAATGAAGCCTTTCCCCCGATATGTCTGCGCACACATTGGGATCCTACAGCAGTTAGCCGCCAAATTCTTCCTGGTGCAGCCCAACGTGACTTGGCGCTCGATCCGCGCCCTGCATCCATGATTTGCAAGCAATACTATACAATGTCACCTGGTGATGCGCCTGTGCTTTCAGTTCCAGTAATGGAGCATCTGCATGCACCGTCAGCGCTCAAAGGGGGAATGAAACGTCCAGGAGACGCTCAACAAGTCCCATTCCCCCCAGGCGGCGCAGCTGGACTTGGATTTCCATATACTTCATACAATCCGGCTGCTGAATCTGATGTCTTACGACTCAACGAGCATTTGACAAAATGCGCGGGAAAACGTTATATGCCGCGCGGCGGAGTTCCGGCTCCCGATGCAAGTATGCGCGACGTCCCAGGTGCAGAAATGAACCCACATATTCCAGCCAATATTGTATCTACATCCACACACTGCCGCACCGAAGATGATGCAGCGGCTTGGAATCGTTCCTCCCGTCTATTTTTCAATCCCACACGCTACGACCGCACCACCGAAGTCCCATCCACACTCAAACAAGCAGAAAGTAAATTCGCACTTCGTTGTTAGAAATATAGCTAACCGAAGGATGACAAACGTGTACCGCATAATCCCTTTTTTATGGAATGATGCGACACCCAATCAAAACTGCAGCATGGCACTCACAATTTACGGAATTGATCGGGCTCCAGCAAACCTAAAGACGGTGTGTAGCAGCCGCCCGAAAGAAGATCCAGCATCGTATTGGGATGGACGCACAATTGCACGACTTATATTACCAAATGCCGGTTACAATGAACCAGTCACATGGTCAACACTTCCACAGTGGCTTAGTTACGCACAAGTACAAGGCTACATAATTGTGGGAGATTTAGGAAAATTAAAACCAAATACCGAATTTTATATTAGCGGTGCATAATTAAGGAAATATGCGATATCCAACGCATTTGAATGATATTCAATCGTCTTTAAGTCCGATTGTGAATCTTGTGAATAGACCCTTGGATTTAAATGGAAATAAATTTTCTGCATCAAATATTGAATTTAATTATTTGAATTCAAGGCAATTAAATATAAATGCTCCATGTTCATGTACACTTTCATCAGCTATTCGCATTAATAACAATCCATCGACACGATTAGTAAAGGATGAAGAATTATTTTCGTATACATCGGCTGTAATAAAAGATATAGTACCTGCACGCGATGTTGTAGGATCCACTATAAAATTATATAACAATGTTATTCAATTTACAAATCCAAGTGTTGCTATTCCTACATCTGTAATAACATTAACAGGTGGTGTGATTCAAGGCACAATTAATACTACAGGAGTTATAAATACAGTAATACAACAAATAACAGGGGTAGTCGCCGGTGTCGGTCCAACATGGGATTTTACTGTGGGTAATTCTTCGGTTTATATTGTTGGAAACGATGTTGAAGTCGTTAATGTAGGTACGCCAGGATCACCTCCATCGCCGTTTAATACAGGTTCAGTTATAACCGCCAAAGTTGTGTCATTGCCCAATAGTACAACAGTTCGACTTGCATACAGTGGTACAGGATCAGTCAATCCACCAACAGGGTTGACACCAATTGTTACTGGATCGTCAGAACTTGTACAAAAAAGTATAACAATTACTAACGCATCTATAATTCTCCAAGGATTAATAATAACAATTAGTGGAGGTCAAGCGATTCCTGATTTAAGTGGTGCATGTGCGCCAGCCCTTGTTGCTGGGACGGATGATAGTCTGTATTTTGCATTTATTTCACGATATACGAGTAATATAAGTTATTTATTGTATAAAGATACACCCTATGATATTGTACTTGGGCATATTTTAACAGATGGATCCTTTGATTGGTTACATCGATTAGATGGACTTGTTACAGCTAAAGAAGAGTCGACACCGGTTCTTGTTATAGGAGATCAGAACGATTTATATTTGGCGTACATGACAACAGGGGCTACATCTGGAAATATTAATGGAGAAGAAATATTTATGGGTACACAAAATTTTGGAATTTGTGGATGTCCTGATCCAGCAACATGCACACTTTGTGGCGATGAAGATATTGTACTGGCTCGCATAAATCCAAGCGGAGCATCTTCATCTATACCGCCAACAATTGTTTGGAAAGTACAGAGCGGGTATATTAATTCTATTTATAATGAAACGAAACCATCCGTTTGTTTGGATACCGCCAACCAGCTTGTATATTTAGCGTATCAGTGTAATAAAAATTTAGCTTGTTTTACACCTGTTGGAACATCCAATATTTTACTGCATTGTTTTACAATGACGGGTCTGCATTTATGGGTCAAAGCGCAGACTGAAATTAATTCTGCAGGTGCAAATACGTCGCCGTCAATAGCAGCAGATAATTTAGGAAATGTTTATGTTGCATATGAAGTTGCAGCTGGTCCTACATCTGCAGTAAATGTGGAGGGTGGTGCAAGTATAGCAGCGGGTCAGCAACAGATTGAAGTGGTGCGATTCCAAACCGTATTGTCTTCGCCAAATTCGTCCAACACATACAATCCGACTACTACATATTTGTATGGAACATGGGTCTATTATCAACCAACTGGAGGCTGGTATCAAGTAAAGGCTGCTTCAATTCAAAACGATCCACCAGGATCATCGAATTGGTCAGAGCCCTATCCTGTAAATGTGTTCTATGTGAATCGTGTTTGGGTGCTTAGTCAATCTCTTAATATATTTGCAGCAGACGGTAATGGTTCACAACCATCGATTGTTGCAGATCGAACAAATGGATTTATATTTTTAGCATTTTTAGCAACAGGAAAAGTAATGAATATTTATGATTATTCTGCGTCACATCACGATTTAGTATTTATGAGTTTTACAAGCGATCGCGTCATGCGGTGGATTTATCAAGGAGGTGAAGAATTTAATACATCTGAAATTACATATATGGATTGTGATTCACCAAATTTAATGATGGATCGCTATGGAAATATGTTTATTAGCTTGCTTACATACTTAGAGCCAAGTGGGATGAATATGGCTGTATTTCAATATGATCAGTCTGGGGATTCACGGTGGGGGTATCCGCGAACACAAGACGAACGGTATCCTGTGTATATGTGGGCGCGTACAGATGGACCGAATGCTGTATTTCCAACATCACCGTTTGGATCATTTTCCAAAATTGGAATTGGAAAAGCATATTCAAATATATTTTTAGGAACAATTAGTGATCTTTTAGCCCCTGGACAAATCCAGGTTGGAGCTGTGGGAACAAATATGGCTTGCATAAGCCGATTTACGGAAAACATTTATTACAAAGATCGAAATGCTTTTTCGTATATGTTGGATATTCGTTCCATTTGCACATGCGGCAAGGAAAATTGCGGCTGTTTCTAACCAGGTTAAACGTATCCAGTATATATATAATTAATAACACAAAATGTTTGAATCAATATGCAGTGATCTAGAAATAATTATACAAGCGTCTGGTGAACCGCTTGAAGGCAATTGTGTGTATTATCACAATACACTTACACGATTTGACCAACTGAAAAATAAACAGACTAATCTGAAAACTGTTGCTCTGTATAATAATAGACAAGGAACAAAATTTTGCGAAATTGGATTTAATGCTGGTCATAGCGCAGCGTTGTTTATGATCCATGCACCGCGAGCCGAATATACTTTTTTTGATTTGGGAGAGCATAAATATACAAAACCGTGTTACGAATATTTACGAAGTAAATTTCCAGAAACGCAAACTAAAATGGTGTGCGGCGATTCACGTCTCACGTTGCCGTTATGGATGCAGTCCTGTCGTGAACAATTGGGAACATTTGATGTTGTTCATGTTGACGGCGGACATAATGAAAGTTGCGCAGTCAATGATTTAGCGGCTGCAGTTATGCTAGCCCGTAAAGGCGGCATTATTATAATGGATGATACAAACGATCCAATGATTCTTGAGTGTTTTGAACGTTGGGAGCGCGCAGGTGTTTTGGAACGGATACATCAGCTTGAAACACCAGATACAACATATGCTCATATTGTGTCACGGAGAGTTTAGAAACTTTTATTATGAATAATAATATAGAAAAAAAATTATATATTATTATATATTAAGTATGAACGCACAAACACAAACGCATTATTTCCCACGTTCAAGACGTGCTACACGCTCAGATAGTGATCGAATTAATGTTAGACACACAGGAACTAATTTGGTATAACTGACGGCTTTGTATCCATCAGGACGGGTATAAACACATTCAGGGGCAATTTGTTCAACTTCATCTGCCATAACACCAATATCATCGCAACCGTCTTCATTGACATACTGATATGCGTTAGGAATAGAGGAATAGGAATCAGATAAATTCAATGGTTGAATACTGTGTTTCAAACGTCGATCTGATGTTGTTACAAAGTTATTTGCATAAACGATTCCGCGAATATCCATAGTAGCGCGTGGTTGTTGTGTGGGACCCAGATTCACACCCACGCGGCGATTCGCCATATCAAATGTAAAAATAGGTTCAGTGAAACCCATAACTGTTGAAATTCGTATAGTACTAACGACACCATCAAGTACACTCATTGTGGAACCGTATGCATCACCCCATGACAGTAAGCCCGTTGAAATGCAATTTGCGCTAATACAATTGACATCCAATTCTCCAATACGTCCTACACCAGCTGATAAATGATCAGTTAGAATTGTGGAAATATTTACATAAAATCCAACAAATGAAGAGTTTAGGATTTGTGAAGCTGAAATGAACGAAGTGCTAATGGATGTACCTTCCGCTATTCCAAATATAATTGATCCTGACGAAATAGATGAAATATTCAAATTACTTGCAGAACCGTTTTCAAAGCGAAGGTTGGTTGTCGATGCATTGATTGAACTAATATTCGAGCCTTCAGCATACACAAATGTACCCTGGTCGAATCTCAAGTTTGTTGTTGATGCATTGATAGTACTTAGATTTGAACCTTCTGCATAAACAAATGTACCCTGATCGAAACGAAGATTTGTTGTTGATGCATTGATTGTACTCAGATTTGAACCTTCTGCATACACAAATGTACCTTGATCAAAACGAAGATTGGTTGTGGATGCATTGATTGTACTTAGATTTGAACCTTCTGCATAAACAAAAGTACCCTGATCAAAACGAAGGTTGGTTGTCGATGCATTAATTGTACTCAGATTTGAACCTTCTGCATACACAAATGTACCTTGATCAAAACGAAGATTGGTTGTGGATGCATTGATAGTACTTAGATTTGAACCTGTAGCTGTGACAAATGTACCCTGATCAAAACGAAGGTTTGTTGTCGATGCATTAATTGTACTCAGATTTGAACCTTCTGCATACACAAATGTACCTTGATCAAAACGAAGATTGGTTGTGGATGCGTTAATAGTACTGAGATTTGAACCTGTAGCTGTTACAAAAGTACCTTGATCAAAACGAAGGTTGGTTGTGGATGCGTTAATAGTACTGAGATTTGAACCTGTAGCTGTGACAAAAGTACCTTGATCAAAGCGTAAGTTGGTTGTGGATGCATTGATAGTGCTTAGATTTGAACCTGTAGCTGTTACAAACGTACCTTGATCGAAGCGTAAGTAGGTCGTGGATGCGTTAATAGTGCTTAGATTTGAACCTGTAGCTGTTACAAAAGTGCCTTGATCAAAACGAAGGTTGGTTGTGGATGCGTTAATAGTACTTAGATTTGATCCTGTAGCTGTTACAAATGTACCTTGATCAAAACGAAGGTTAGTTGTGGATGCATTGATAGTGTTTAGATTTGAACCAGTAGCTGTTACAAAAGAGCCTTGATCGAAGCGTAAGTTGGTTGTGGATGCGTTAATTGTACTTAGATTTGATCCTGTTGCAGAATTAAATGTTATGTTACCTGCTATTAAAGTACCGGTAGATGTATAAAATGTACTTATAGAACTGCCAATCCCATGACAGAAACGTAATTCACAAATGTATGCATCTTCAGCAACCAAGGCACCTGTATATGTCGATAATGTACTTATGGTACTGCCAACAGCATGACAAAACTCAATATCACATGCCTGCAGGGAACTAAATTGACCGTATCCAGCACTTAATTGTCCCGTGGATGTGTATAATGTACTTATTCCAATACCATTTGCTTGGCAAAATGATAACGCACATGTTGACAAATTATTTGTGGAAAGATTATCAATAGCTCCTCTAAATGAATATAAATCTCCAGCAACAACTGAATCGCCTTGAATATATCCAGACTGTAAAGAACCTGTGCTTAATAAATTTCCATATCCTTTGTTAAACGTAAATGTTGAAAATATACCAGAACTGGTATACATGTTGGTAATTCGAGCAGTACTGATATTGACTGATGAAAACGAAGCACGAAGAGCAAAGAGTGTTGATGCAAAAAAAGTACTCACAGTGGAATTGATGCCAACTACCCCACTGGTATTTATACTACTGACATTCAATGTACTAATACTCACTGCACCCGTCATGATAAGTTGATCGCCAGCGCTACATAATTCATCAAATTTACCAATTGTACGGTATGCATAGTTGACGTTTTTAACAGTGCTTAGAACATTTGAACCAATATTGGAATATGTGACAATTTGTTCAACAGCTTCTATTTGTTCAATAACGGGTTTAAATTGATCTTTTGGATTAAATGGAACACCACCTTGAGTTGAAAGTTGCGCAATTAATCCCATTTGATACATATAAGCAAGTGTTTGAAATGTAGAACCATTTTGCGTTGAATACGAAAACAAGTGTTCTTTATCAAATCCAAATTTGACTTTTGTGACGTCATCGCTTAGGACTAAGTAATTCGCAATTGTACTTACACTTCCTGTACTTACAACTGCACTACAAAACGAATCATTTGTACTTTGATAATTTGAATCTGAAAATAGGGTATGTCCTATTTTTGCTGTACTAGCGTACAATGAACTTAAATATATTTCAGATGAATGTATTTCACGTACATTCAAGATTGTATGATTCCCAGATCCGTCGCGTACAAATGAACTCCACACAAATGTAGACAATTCTGAAATTGTATCTGTTAAATCATACAATGTGCTTAGATTCGCTGATGAAATAATATCAACCGCTTCTTCAATGGTCGATGTGAGCACTGATACCAATGTGGATTGTTGATTCAGTATTGATTGAGTTGTACTGATAGTTGATTGTAGTGAACCATAGGACGAATTATACACTGATCCAAATAATATTGTTGTATCGGATACATTGATTGTTGTATCTCCCGTTGCTGCATAATAGAGTGTGCGTCCACCAGCGGGTTCGTCGCGCAAGGATGAAAAATTCAGTGTTTTATTACCAATGACTGCAATCTGTTCGGGTGCTGTTGCTGTAATATAGAGTTTTGTATTGATTCCACCACCGATAGCTGTTGAATAATATTGAATACCTGCACCAGCACCTAATTGTAGAATATTGGATGTGGTCGTTGCAGGAATGCGAATATCTTCAGCTCGAACTTCAACAAATGCACGGGCTGTTGTTGTTGATTGATCTGAAAAGTACGTACCGCCATCTCCACGTGTTGTCAGATATTGATTTGATGAAATGGGTCTGTTCGAAAAATCTTTGAAAATGATATTTCGAACAAACAACTGGTCAACATCCAGTGTTTTGTGATTCTTGTTCATCCCTCTACTGATTTACACATTTTATCTTTTTACACTAGAAATAACGTCTGTTTTCTAATCGAAACACACCCGGGCAAATAAGTTTCTCTGTAATAAAGCATAAACCAATAAATATTGTATTTATTGTATGTTAAGTGAAAAAGGTTTTTGTATTGGTTTTTTTGATTTTTTGGGTTGTTTTGTGCGCATACTTAGTGCGCATACTTAGTGCGCATACTAGTCCTCGTCCTCATTGTCCGTGTCTGCAGCAGTAGCGCCAGCCAGATCATATGCATCCACAGCGCCGCTCTTCCACACACCAATATAGTCATTCTTCTTGACAAGCTTTCCGATATCTGCGCCCTCGTCGACAATGTCCGCATCAATCTCGTAGACGTAATTGGTCTTGGTATTACGAGCTACAACCCGACCCTCATACATAAGAACAACCCAGTCGGCTTCGATAGGAACAGCAGCCGTCTTGGCTACCGTTACCTTCTTAGTCTTGGTAGTTGCTGCAGGAGCCTTCTCCTTCTTGGCTACAGCAGCCTTGGCTGCCTTTGGAACAACCACCGCCACCACCTCAGCGGCTGCATCTACAGCCTTAGGAGCAATAGGAGCTGCCTCAGCAGCAGGCTTGGCTGCAGCCGGCTTGGCAGCCTCAGCCTTGGGCTTGGGACCACGCTTCTTAGATGCAACAACGCCCTCAGGAGCCTTCACAACATACTCAGCAGGCGGAGCCGTGCTAACATCCCCAGGAATACCAGCAGGGTACTTGACAAAGAAATCACCACAGCCCACAATACAAGCCTTGAAGTAAATAGGCTCGTCCAGACGACCAAACCAATGCTTGTCAGCCGTCTTCCCAGACTTCACCTCATCATCCTTGTCCTTGCAGAACCGGCAGAGCTTCTCGCCAGTCTCTGGCGCCTTCGAGCACTGCTTCTCAGTCCAAAAGATACCATTTGAGCCAGCATCATCCTTGCGCGTACCCGCAATCTGATTCTTCAGATCAAGCTTGCGACCCATACAAAGGGTGGCATTAATCGACTGAAGACGGTACTTGTGATTACGAAGAGGATCATCCGCAGTAGGCTCAACGGCAATAACATCAGCAGCATTCGCAACCTTACCCTTCTTCTTAGGAGCATCAGGAACAGGAGCAGCAGTCTTCTTGATCGGAGTAGAGGGTGCTGCAGTCGAGGGTGCTGCAGTCAAAGAATCCATATGCGCCTTGATGGCAACCAGACCCGCGTGCTCAGTAATACCGACCTTCTCAGCAATATCAGCAATCAGAGCAGCCACTGCAGAAGTAGAAAGAAACGAAGACATCTTGTATGGCTTGAAAGGCTTGGAAGGATGGAAGGAAAAGACGGAAAGAAAATCGTAGGAGGAATCGACTTTAGTTGAACAAACACCCCAACACGCGCACGAAGAGCTTTCAATTTTTTCCAAATTCCTAGTAAATGGTATTAGGTCTTGACAAAATTGTGTATTATGCGCCCGTTGTATTGATTTTGCTTTTGTTACTAATGGTATTGTTTGTTGAAGTCTTTGGATGCAAATTGAACGATATAGTTAATCTAAATATGGATTCACTCTTCACACCGGGGATTAAAGTTATAGGTTAAAGAAAAAATGACAGAGCCATTACATCATGAGCTACTTTGTATAGACCAGCAATCAATACAAACAAAAAAATGTCAACTGCCATTGTCGAAATTCCTAAACGTCTTATTCGCGCAAGTGTACAGGGTATTGTATATCTGATTGATAGTCCATCCGGAAGTGTATACACATATAATTTGGCAAATCCAACATTTATTGGAAAACTGGAAAAAATCCCCGAAGAAGATAAACACATGATTTCAAAAACAAACGGATGTCTAGCGAATGCTCGGGTTGTGTATCGCAGCGACATTCGCACAGTCATGGCAGAGCTGCGAGTATCTGCTGCCAAAAAAATTGTCGCGCCCAGCGTGTCCAAATAATGCTTGGTAAATAATTCCAATTATGGAAGGATTGTTGGAAACACAAATTCGGGAACGCCGGCTTCAAATATGGAATAAAATACAAACTATGTACATTATTCCAATTGATGTTCAAAAAGCCATCCGACGATGGATTATGTTTGGTTGTAATTATGTTCCAAGAATCACATTAGCCCAGCCAATCGCGCGCGTCGTTCCGCGCGAAGATACATGAGTTTCTCTTCATCACTTTCAAAGTTGTACTTGTATTTATGTGAGCCATTGTATGTACTGACATGTAAATAGACTACATCTTCGGATTGTTGAGCCATATATTCACTGGATGTAAGAATGGACGGTATAGGAACACACGTTTTTGATACTTGTGAAAAATGTGATGGTCCTGCAATTATTTCCACATTTGGAATTGTTCGATCGGAAATGGAAGCTAATGTTGACACTTGTACACCGCCAATTGTGGAAACACGGGCGTCCGTTGTTAGAAATGGATAGCGATTAACATGCAACATTTGTCCAATATTATAATCGTTCTTTTCAGACATGTTGCTATATTGATAATAGTGCTTATCGCGTATCCCTTGACAAAAACGATTATATATCTGATCATTGTAGTTTTCAATACGTTCAAATGTATTCCATTGACGCGCCATTGCAATTATTTCACGATTTGATCTACATTTTATGTTGGAAGTATCAAACAAAAATGGTTGGCGTGGGAATGGATATGGATTGGGATTTGATGCCATTTCTGTTTCTTTCTTTTCTTGAAATATGTATATATTTTTAGACTTACCATCCACCGCCAGTACGAGGACCAATATTATAATCAGCTGTGTCTTCATCTTCCTCTTCATCACTGTAATGATTTGAAACAGCAGCAGCACGCTTGTCAGCAAGAATATCCTTTTTCGAGTACTCTTCATCAAGTTCACCTTCTACATACTCGTCATCGTATTCATCACCTCCTTCACCGCCATCATATTCATGGTAATACTGATTGCGCGTTGAGTTAAGATTTGTACGAAAGTGTACCCGTGCAGCCCGTTCAAGTTCATCACGGTGCTCTTGTTCTTGACGCATACGAGTAGCCGTTTCTTCTGCGATTTTACGTTCAGCATCAGTTTTCGCCCAATTTGCAGCAAGACTTGCAAATGAACCGGATGTAGATGGCTCTGTTTTTGATTCAGAGCCAAACACAGGCTTCGGAATACGAGCTGCACCTGCACCAGCACTTGGACCGCCTGCCCCACCAAGTGTTGGAAACTCTTCATCAAAAGACTTGGGTGGCGGAGGCTTTGCCTTTTCAGCTTTCCGCTGCTTTTGAAGTGCACTGGTAGACCATTCACGTTGCTTCGATTCAGGTAGCGAAGGCAAAAGATCATCAAGCATACTTGCCAGAGTGTTTCGAGCTGGAGTTACAACTACTGTTTTATGTGGTGTCGAATCTGCCTCAAAGGTACGAGCTGGCTTTTTACCGAATGCAGCGGATGCAGCAGAGTCAAATCCGTTGCGTCCGCTGCCGTTATCTTCGGAACGAGCAGGACGACCAAAACTGGAAAATGATACAGGGGCTGCAGAAGCTGCTGAAGCTGCAGCAGTACCACCAGCGCGACGCGGGGGAGCACTATACATAGGAGCAGAAGACATTTTGGAAAAGAAATAAACTTTAACTAGAAATTAGAGGAAATCTTGGGTGATTATTTTTTTACAAGAAATAAAAGTTGTCAATTTTTTTACCGTCGTCAACACCTCAAGAGGAGGTTATGAATCATCAAACATCATTTTTCCGATTCCATTTCCAATTACAAACACATTCCATGATCGCGTATACAATAATGAAAATGTTTTACGACTCACATTTCGTGGATCATAAGGAACTGAATTCAATGTAAGAAATACAGTAGGTTGAACAGCCCGCGTGAAATTCAGGGTACCTACAGGACGATCAAAATCAAAACCACCAAATGTAAGTGTATATATTTCTTGTAGACGTCCGTTACTGCTGCTGTCCAAATCAAGAGCTCCACGAGTTTGTTTCCAATATGCAGACACGTCACGCATAATATCGGTGCTCCATTGCTTCAAACGGTCAATGTTAGCCACATTCAGACGAATTGTGCGTATGTAAGACTTATCATCTACAGATCGTAATATACTTCGTTCGCCAGCCAAAGTACACGCTTCGCTGCGAAACCCAAGTAACATATGATCCGTTGCACCTATGAAATCAGCCTTGATTGGGAAATTAAATGTTTCAACGGAACTTGTAGCTGCAGCTGTAAGAGCATTGTCTTCAAGTGTGTTTTGTTGGAACTGGACGGTATAAAATGGAATATGCCATATACCTGCTTTTAAAAATGTAGCCACATCTGGTGCAACATACTTGTATGTACATTCGAGTGAAACACAAGGTTTTTTAACAGCTGCATACGAGAGGGTTACCATCGATGTGTCAATGGGTCCGTCTTTTTTGGCTTGGACACGAAGCGGTTTTCCGCCCCAGGGGGTAGGACGAAGACGGCGATCGCTGGACACTACAATTTCGTCCAGATTCCGAAAATGGATGCGCATACGAAAGCGCATATTTCGCAGTGCAATTAAGGGTAAGCCAGGATCACCCAAATGCTGCCATCCCAGCATTGGAATCGGCACTCGTAGGCTTCGCTGCGGCGTTGACGATCGTCCAATCGCAAGTGGAGATTCGCCGCGTGATCCAACATCTGCAGCAACAACAAATGTTGTGCTCATTGTATACGATTGACGCAACCGCCAATCTAAATATTCACCATACATCTCATGAATCAAAATCTGGTCGTTGAAGAGTTGGATTTTATTGATACATTGGAATCCAATATTATTACAATATCCAAATGTAATCCCATCTGCGTCTGTAACTATGCCTGTCGGATTAATAGCAGCAGCACCACCAGGTAACCATGTTGGAAGTTCAATACGCAAATAAGTTTCACTTAATAAATCGCCACGATGCTCAATATCAAAATCGACCCAGTGTCCCCATTCTGCATCATTTCGGGGTTTTGCAATATATGTTTCGCGTGTGAAGGGCGCAGCCCGTGTATAAACGCTATGAAATCGTGATACAACAGGGTTCGCGGTAAAAAACAAGTCTTTTTTCCCACGAGCCACCAATTCTAATAATCCACCAGCACGACTGGTCATCTTTTATTCCCTCTTATTTGATAACTACGGTTATTTATTTAGACATTTTCCTTCCGTAACAAAACTGTATTTGCAATCACTATTGCAGCTGCACCCAGTCCTTGTGTTATTGTTGGTACTTCACCTGTGAACATCCAACTAAATCCATAAGCCGCAATGACACCAAAGAAGCTAAGGGCACTAAAAGTCACAGTTGATACTTGTGGAATTAAATAGAAGCGCAAGGCGTAACCTAAAAATCCAACAATCGAGTTATACGTTAATATACTGGCGAGACCTGCTCCGCTAATATTAAAAACACTCTTGCTCATATATCCGAGCCCAAGCATCACTGCAACTCCGATAGCCCATAACACGCCGCTGCTGCCGTACATTTGCGCCATTTTTGTAAACGGCTGTGCGCTGGTGCTAGCGCTAGTGCCTTCGTCCTGTGAATCTCCGTGGGATTTGAACCATAAATAAATACCCGTTTCCGTCAGCGCCGCCACAAGGGCTGCAGCAATACCAATCAGTGTCCAATTACTGGTTGTGGGTTTTGCTAACAGAACAGCACCAATAAGGGCTAATCCAATCCATGGCAGGGACCCAAGCTGTAATTTTTCACCAAACACAGCTGCAGATCCTAAAATATTCCAGACCGGATATGTGTAGAAAAGTGCCATGGCATTACCGGCTGCAAGCTGATCAAAAGCAGTATAACTTGCGACAACATGTACAAGATTCAGGAAGCCAGTTGCTGCAGTTTCTCCTGAAAAAAGTACACTTGGTTTCAGGTCTGCTCCAATCAACCAACCTGCAAAAAGAGCCAGGATTGTATACGACATCATACGTAATCCTGTTTGAAATGTAACACTCGCATTGACTAATTTGATTAACAGCGGATATGTGGATAAGACAATTTCAGATAATAAAAGTAAAGTCTCGTAGATCATGTTCGTCTTATCTCCCTACATGTGTAAATGAGATTCAGCTGATCCATGATTCTTTTCTTCACATACAGGGCAGGACATTGGCGTTTTGGATCGCAGATACACATAAATAGATTCCAGATCGGATGGAAGTGTTGTAAGTTTAACGCGATAACAGTAGCCAAACTTCTTATTATAATATTCAACTCCAATATTTGGATGACTTGGCAGATAATATTCAAGCCGTTCCTTAATTTCATCCAGTGTTTCATACGTTCCAGTAAAGAGTGGCTTTTGGGATGAAATGTTGGAAGAATTTTCAACATATACAATGCGAAACTTTGCAGCGGAAGACATTTTGGAAGGATGATTTGGAAATAATAAAAGAAATATGTAACAGTTTCCTTCAACAATCGATACATAAATATAGCAACCTTCAATTTTTTCAACGGACAAACGGAAACATTGTAAAAACCGGTGATTTAGAGACAACTGATCATAGAAATGTAGTAGGAATTATTGAGATGTCCAGCAATGCGCCAACAACCATGACTTCGTTTCCGCTCCTAAAAGCAGGCGAAGGATTAGTGTATCAACCCGTACCCCATGCATGTCCGTTAGTGCTACCAAGCACAACAACCGAAAAGAAACGGGTATTTTTAACAACTGTGCGGATTCCAGATGAACATATTTGGGCAAATGGGTTATTCCAAAATGTGTATGTAATTTACAAAATGTTTGAAAGCATGGGATGTGAACCATGGCTGTTAGTAGACAATAACGAAAACAACAAAGATGCAAAAATTCACAAGGAATTTCGCATGATTGATTTCAAAGAATATTCGCAAAGCCCATTCAAAATTCATGGATATATTGAAATGGGTATGAGTTGTGATCCAGGTATTCGCAAATTCTTTCGATCTATGGGTGTGAAAACTGCAAAACTGTATCTTGGAAATATTTTGAACATTGATATTGAAACAATTATCTTTTTTCACGGTATAAATTTCAGTCATCATGTTGCAGGGGAGCTAGATGAAATTTGGGTGAGTCCGCATTACGATATTCATGCTGAGTACGCTGGTAGTATTAACGGCTTGGTTGGAAAAACACGGATTGCGCCGTACGTATGGGACCCAATGTTTATTCAAGATTTGGGCAAATTGTATGATAGCACAGGATTAACAGCCAGTAGTCCACGCGTATTTGTAATTATGGAACCCAATATTAGTTTCCAGAAAAATTCATTGTTAGCAATTATGGCAATTGAAGCATATTCACGTAAATATCCGGATCGTGTGTCTGAAGTTATTGTTATTAACGGACAAAAAATTAAAGATAATCCATATTTTCAAAAATCTGTCCTTCCCAATCTACAACTTTATAAAGCCGGCAAATTACATCTCATGCCACGCGCTCATATTGTGAATATTGCAAAAGCAGCACGAAGTGCTGTTATTGTGCAACACCAAGTTAACAATGAATACAACTACAGTTTTCTGGAATGGATGACAATGGGATTTCCGTTAATTCACAATTGTCCCCGATTCAAAGATTATGGATATTATTATCCAGAAAACGACATACTCGCTGGTTCCGAAGCAATTGAAACAGCCGTGAAATTTCACGATTCAAACAAAGAAGCGTATGCAGCCCATATCAAGCAGCTGACATGGACATTTAGTCCGCACAATCCAACAAATATTGAAGCCTGGCGGAATTTGGCGTTTGAAAAATAATTTCCTTAATTAGAAAATGAACGCCTCTTCATACGACGACGACGCCGACCGTCCAAGTATTTTTCTTCCTATCACCGACGCATCATGTTCACTACCTCCCCGAGTTCAAAAAACAACGCGTAATCAACGAACTAAGAAAAATCGAAAACATAAGTCACGTAAACACCGTCGTTAATCATTGTTAACTGAATCTAAACACTTGATACTATCAATTGTTTAGAGTAATATGGTACGCATAGGTGTTACAGGACGATTCCAAAATAGTTATTTTAGTGGAAGTATTCCACAAGTGGCAATTGCATTAGCCCGAGCACTCCAAAGTGCAGGACATGATGTGACGCTACTGCGCCCATCTGATGATCCCGATTGGTTTTCAGATACACAAGAACATAAAACAAAAGTACCTCCACGTGCTACACTTGAAACGAGTCAGAGTCAGAGTCAGAAGTTTGATTTACTTATTGAAGTCGGTTGGTCACTTTCACCTATGGACCGTCTGAAATATGCAGACAAGGTGTTTTATTTTATGCATTATCCTCCTATTTTTTACGATATGGAATCATCTGTATATATGTGGAACTCGACAGTCCGCGATTTCACCAACATTCACGCTGTGGTGACGTATGATTTTTACGGAAAACAAGATATTCAATATATTGAATTGCTTTCAAACAAACCCGTGCTACAAATTCCATATATTTGGGATAACGAACCTATTGACACATATGTTAAAGAAGGCAGGGTCCCAAGTTGGAATGAAACTGCTAAAGCGGCTGAAGCGGCTTTGCCAGCAAATATCCCGAAAACAATGGCATGGTGTGCACGGATTGTAGAATCCAACTTTAGCAATAGCAGTAGTTGTATTATTCCTCTGAATGTTGTAAGCGTTATTCGTACACGAGGGACAGCTATTCGATTTGGAGTTCATAATGCCACACAAACAGCTCAATCACCTTTTTTCCAAACAAATGTATCCAAAAATCTGTTACTTCCTGATATTAGTGGATGTATGATTCCACGTGTGCGTCTGCCAGATTTGTGTCGCGAAAAGACGGCGATAATTGCACATCAACGGTTTCGTCCAATAAAGTCATTTATGTTGGACGCACTGTATTTAGGAATACCTATTCTACACAATAATACAATTTTAAAACAATATGGTGGAACATATTTTTATGAACTCAATCAAATCCAACAAGCAGCGGATCAATGGACACAAATGATGTCAGATTTTAGTTCTCAAACTGGCTTTTTTGCACCACGCGCAGCGGATGTGCGAAAAGCCGCGCTCAAAGCCCGTTTCACACCATCTGCAGTCGCACCAGCTTTATCTGTACTTCTAACTCCAGTTCTGCCAGTTCCGCGACTACTAGCATCTTTGAAACCGCCGCAAGTTCAAAGCAACGAATTGCGTGTAGCGTTTGCCAACATGTGGGATGAATTCCAGCCAAAACACAACTTTTTCATGTATTTGTTATCATGGGTCGGCAGACTCAACCAAGTACGTGTAGTGCATGATGATATGAATCCAAATGTGGTTTTTTTCGGACCCCTCAGCCGCGGAGCTGAATCCAAATATCCTGGCGTACCCAAAGTTTTTTTCACAGGTGAAAATGCACCTAAAAACACCGACAAGGATACATTTTTAAATTTGGGCTTCAATTATGAAGTCAATTATGAAAATTATGTACGTTTACCGCTTTGGGTGCTGGAAATTAACTGGTGGGGTGCTGATCCAAATAAAGTTGTGAATCCCAAATACGTCAGTATTGACGATGCAACACGCGTCAATCCAGCAGTGTTGGACGCAAAGGAAAAATTTTGTGCTTTTGTAGCCACGAATCCCAGTAACCAGAATCGAAATACTGCATTTCAGATTCTAAATAACTGGCGCCGTGTGGATAGCGGCGGGCGTCTATTTTGTAACAATCCAGATGGTCCAATCCCTGCTGGATTGGGTGGAGGGGGCGGAGAATTAGCCAAAATCGACTTTTATAAACAATATAAATTTGCGCTGACATTTGAAAATTCAAGTGCACCTGGCTATTGTACAGAGAAGTTATTTCATGCAAAGATTGCAGGATGTGTGCCAATTTATTGGGGTGATCCGTATGTAGATCGTGATTTTGATACAAAGGGCTTTATAAACGCGAATCAAATCGGTTCAGCTGAACAGTTAATTGATGCAGTGAAAAAGATAGCAGATGATCCAGCGGCTCTGCGCCAAATGGCGGAAGTTCCAGCCCTAAGTCAATTCAAGAAACGCTGGTGCGAAAAAACTATGGAACATGTTGCGCGTCTTATATTCAAGCATGTCGTGCATAAAGAAATTACAACTATAGACGAATCGGTTTGGACAGCTGCACGTAATTATGCAACAACTTTGTACGAAACACCTGCGCCCATGCAAGCGCCCAAACCCGCTACCTTACCTACAGCAGCACCAGCAGCAGTGCCTGAAAAACGCCTGTTTATTACAGCAGCAAATGCTAAATATGTGGAAGCTGCTGTGAATGCAGTAGCCTCGTTCCGCATTCATGACAAGACAACACCGGTTCATGTTTATTTGTGGAATGATGTACCTGAGAAAATTTATGAAGTATTCCAAAAAGTCGGTGTGAATGAAATTCGTAAACTTCCCACAACAGTGTCGAGCGAAACACCGTGGGCTGATTTTTGGAATCCAGAACATTTTGCATGGAAGTTATGGATACTAGCATATGTAATTTCAACTGCAGAGAAAGATACATCGGTGTTGTATTTGGATTCAGGAACCATATTTGCTACACAAGTAGACTCAATATGGAATACAATTCATTCCAATGGAATATTTTTGCTAAATGATAATACACAACAAAATAAACGTTGGTGTCATCAAGATTTCTATGAAGTTATGCAGACAACTGAGTCTGAATTGGAAGCATATCAGATTTGGGCAGGCTGTATTGGATTCAAAGTTGGACATGCTTATAATTCTCTATTTACAGAAGCACTTGCTATTGCAAAAACACACCGGCGTGCGATTGTAGGTAATAAATGGCACAAGTATTCGGACACATGTTTGGGACACAGGCATGATCAATCAATCCTAAGTATTTTAACGGAGAGACAATCATGTCCGAGACTTCCACTACATGACTTTTACTGTGATACAAGTTTGCGGGCTGCTCAACAATTGGGAGTACCTTTGTATGTCCATCGTGGACAATTCAAACCCATTGTTCCATTTGCTTCAAACGTTGACGAAGCATATGTAATTAATTTAGAACGCCGTAAAGATCGTCTAGATAAATTCAAACAGACTCATTCGTACATGAAAGATAAGACATATGTATGGAAAGCTACAGATGGGCGTGCTCTACAACTGAATCCTGGGATTGTACACTGTTTCCGTAATAACGATTTTGGTTGGAAAAAAGCAGTTATGGGATGTGCATTGTCGCATCTTGGATTATGGGAGAAATTAGCAAATGACAATCTAGCAAAATCATATTTGATTATGGAAGATGATGTACAGCTTTCACCGTCGTGGTTGGAGTGGTGGGCGACACATGCTGCAGACATGCCAGCCGACGCAGATGTTGTGTATTTGGGTGGTGTATTACCACCTAATAAACCGGCGTTCCCACATATCATTGAACCTGTCAATAGTCATTTTGGGCGTGTAAAAGCAAATACATTTTTTAACGGACCAACGCCACGGCGGTATTTCCATTTTTGTAATTATGCATATATTCTTACACAAAACGGTGCTCGTAAACTTGTACAATTAATAAAGGATCGTGGGATATTTACATCAGGGGATCACATGATTGTGAATCACGGCGATGAACTTCTCAAGATTTATTTTACAACACCACTGCTTGCGACATGCTTCCAAGAAGAAGATCCAGTGTATCAAAAATCGGATTTTAACAATTTCGCGCGTGTCGATAATTTTGACAGCGATTTATGGAATAATACTGATTGCTTTTCAAAAGATGAAATTCAAGTGTGTATTACAAAGGAGCTTCAACAATCTGCAGCTACGCCCATACAGACTGTCGCAGCCGCTACGCCATTAACACCTACACCTTCGAAACCATCCGATGACGAAAAGGACAAGGACCGTCATGAAGATACAATTCAAATGTGGAATGCATTACTCAAATCATTAGCATTAAAGAAAACCGATGAAATCAAACAACACCTGGTCCTTATTTTTGATGCTTTTAGTTCATATTCTATTCAACAACTCAGCCAAAATCTGAGTTATTTCCGTGTGTTGGAACAACTTGTTATTATGGATGAACCAATGCTCAAACTACATCGCACATATATGCTGGAACGAATCAATGCTTTCCCGCCGAATAAACAAATTTTAGCAATTTTCGATAAAATGCGCGCAGCACTAGAGGATTCTAAACGTCCAACATCCAACGGAATTACATTATTTGAACGCCCACTTGAAAAGCGCATACAAGCATTTCATATGAAAGAAATTAATCCAACGGTATGTAAGGAACGAGAATGGCTGGATTCTTTATTCCCATATCCACTTGAATACAAACAATTCAGTTCCATAAATTCCATTCACGATGTAGTCGCAATGAACGAAACACCAGTATTTGTATTCCAAAAATGCCAGGCTGCAATTGATGTATCACGAGTTCTGACAATTATTATGGATATGATTCGTTCGATAGGGAACCAAATCATTGTCATTCATTTGAGTGACGAGTTTGGAAATGACGATATTTCCTGGTATGCGCATCCATCACTGAAAGCAGTTGTACGCAATTATTGGCGACCCGAATTGAAATCATATCCAGCCGAAAAGGTTATTGTTATACCGCTTGGCTATGCAAACAGTCGTTCAGGGCTCGGATTTGAACTAAAATCATTTGAAGAACGCGAACATGCCTGGTCGTTTGTTGGATCACTGGATCGTGCAGGTCGCGAAGCTGCGCTTGAGAAACTTCAAGACGTGAAACCTTATAAACAGGAATGTAAACCTACATGGAGCACGCCTGACGTTATGCAAGCCGAAGAATATAACACATTGCTACAAAAAACTAAATTTGTGCCATGTATGCGAGGCAGTAAAGCCCTTGAATCATTCCGATTGTATGAAGCACTGGAGCATGGCGCAATACCAATTTATATTCCATCAGAATCTTCACGATGTGATGACGAGTATGTTGAGCTATTTGGGAAGCATCCCTTTTTAGGATTTCCAAGCTGGGAAGCGGCTGCTGAGTATTTGCCCAAATTATTAATGCAACCACAAATTATGGAAAAGCACCGGGCTCAGCTCAACACATGGTGGCATGATAAAAAGACGGAATATCGCCGCAAGCTTAAATCGTTGTTCAATTAAAATATAATAACAATATAGAATATAACGGCTGGGATGTTTCGTAAAACAGTAAAAAAGAAATCAAAAAAATCAGTAAATTATGTGCCACTGGTAAATAATTTTGTGACGGATCCCGATGGATTCAAAGCAGCGGGTGTGGCGTTTACAAACGGCATTCATGTATTGGCTGGGTTTCAACTGCATAAAAAGCACCCATCCATTAGTGGAATTGGCGGGTCACGTGAACCTGGCGAATCCTATATGCAGACTGCACTAAGGGAATGTGTAGAGGAATTGTTTGAACCAACAAGTATTCCAAAAACATTAATACCGAAATTAACAGACATTGCGCCGCAAAAAGTAATTCAAACTGGCTCGTATATTAATGCAATTTATACATTTGATGACTTGCTTGCTATGTTTCTAATTATGAAACGCACGGGATTAAAAAGTCCATTGTATAAAACATTTCCTAAAACATTAATGGAATTAATAATGAATCGAACTGCAACATCGGCTGCTGAGATTTTGCATTTAGCCTTGTTGCCAGTAGTTAATCAATCTGCAGAAACGTTTATTGATCCTAATTTTGTTGCCGATATGTCTTCGTTTATGTAAGCACCACAAGCTAAAGCACAAGAACAAGCTAAAGCACAAGAACAAGGAAAAAGACGGTATATTAAAGATTTGTTTGTAAATGTATAACAGATACCAACAAATGAATTCGGCGTATTTGAATTTAGAGGACTTGATTAAAGAAGCGGGTTTAACAATACCGTCTGGATTGTGTTCAAGTTCATCAGCATCTGAAAACCCATTTCCTGAACCAATTCAATATGTATGTGCGCCTGCGCGCAAACTAAAATTCATGTTGGTTGGTACACATGCGCATCAGACAACCGGCTATAGTAAAGTCACATACCATATTATTCAAGAACTTGCAAAACACCGCGACGAATTTGAGGTTTTCCATTTTGGATTCCAGAAATTTATGGCACAGCCAACTGATTATCGCAACTATCCGCCAGGTATAGATGTGCATGATCCTGTAGAGGTCGAAAAATCAGGCGCTGCACCAAAAGAAATGGGATTCGGATTCAGTCAGTTACCTGCATATGTGCGCAAAGTCAAGCCCGATGTTATGTTGATTTACAATGACGCCGGCGTCATTTGTCAATTCCTTGATAAATTGTCGAGTGAGTTATCAGCCAGCGAGCGAAATTACAAACTCATAATTTATCTAGATCAAGTGTATGAAATCCAGCGTCCACAATTTCTTGCTCGAATTGATCAGGATGCACACAGTTATTTTGCATTCACCATGTACTGGAAACAAGTTCTGCAGAAGCAAGGTATTAAAAAACCAATTCATGTACTTCGTCATGGATTTGATCCCACCCAATTCAAGCCAATGGATCGTGGAGCAGCCCGTAAAAAACACGGAATACCTGAAAATTTGTTTATTTTCTTGAATCTGAATCGCAACACACCACGAAAACGCCACGATATTGTTGTACAAGCATTTGCGCACCTAGTAGCTCGTAATCCCACGAAGCCCTTAGCCCTGTTAGAGGTATGTGATGGTGGCGAGGGCGGCGGGTACCCAATTCAGGAAATTTATATGCGGACATTGGAATCGCTCAATGTTCCCATTCAGCATCATGCACACAAATTAATGATCAGTAAACAATCTCTGACATACACGGATGAATTAATTAATGAATTATACGTTCTGAGTGATGTGGGAATCACTGCAGCTGATGGAGAAGGATTTGGACTCTGTCAATTTGAAGCCATGGGTATTGGAATTCCACAAGTTGTGCCTCTTATTGGTGGATTCCGTGATTTCTGTACGCCAGACAATTCCCAATTGGTTGTTCCTAAATACCGGTCGTACCTAGCCCTTGGTTCAAGTAGTATTGGTGGTATAGCTGAATTGGTCGATCCTTTTGATTTGTCAATAGCAGCGGAAAATTACGTGATGGATAGCGATCTTCGCACCCGCCACGGTGAAGCGGCTCGTAGAACAGTGCTTGGATATGAATGGTCAAAGGAGGTTGGAAATCTGATTCGCGTGCTGCGTGATGTTGCTAAAGAATAAATTTAAAATCAAAAAGTAAGGATGACTGAACTATGTGTCATGTTATTTCACCGCGATCTACGCATCATAGATCACCGTGGATTGGAAGCAGCCGCTAAAAGCAGGCATCCGGTTCTACCGTTATTTGTATTTACACCACACCAAGTGACTAGTAATCCGTACAAATCAACGCCAGCCATACAATTTATGTTGGAATCACTGGAAGATTTGGATGCAGAGCTGCGTGAACATTACGGCGTTGGTCTTTCCGTAGCATACGGAAACACAGATGACATACTCGCAGCTATTCATCGCAAAGTCCCAATTGCAGCTCTTGTGGAAACAGCCGATTATACGCCCTACGCAAAGCGGCGGACTGCTGAATTAGGAAAATGGTGCCAAGGTGCTGGTGCTGAATTTATTCAGGTC